GTCGTCTGGGTTGAGCGCCATCACGTACACACGCGCCAGCCAGCGTTCTGTAATTGCCGGCAATGCCCAGGCCCGGCTTAGCTCGTTGTTTGGGAAGACAAGGCTGGCCTCGGTGTTGTCGCCATTGCGGTTGACGCTGACGCCGCTAAACCCGAAGGGAAGAAAGGCGTAGCTGCTGCCGTCGTAGTTCGCGTTGGCGCCGATAAAAAAGTTCTGGAAGTAGTAGTTGGTGGTGTCGTCTGGCTTCTTGAGCCGCAGGTAGTTACCAAGTGCAATGTCCATCAGATTCCTACGCGACGGCGGGTGCTAGGTGATTGCTGCAGGCGGCGTAGTGCTAGCTGTTGACCGCGTTCTGCACCTTGGCTGGCGGCTTGACGCATACCAGCTTGGAACTGATCGGCGGTCACGTAGTCCACGGAGTTGATGCGCTCCACGGTGTAGCGAACGTCGATGGGGGTCATTGCGGCAGTTGCTGCACCGCCGGCTTCATCACCAGTGCCTCCACCAGCACCTGCACCTGCAGTGCCGGGCGGACGGCGATAGCGCTTCATCGCACCGTCGAGCCGCGCTGCAACGCCGAGCTTCCCGTCAGCCCCGCGCTTCAACGGCATGATCGCTTCAGGGCCGGCCTCGCCCATGAGGCCGCTCTGAACTTGTCCACCTTTTGCAAACTTAAACAAGGTCGGACGAGAAACAATGCCGCCCTTCGCGAATGGCTGAACGCCATTTTCACCGTAAACATTTCCTTTGGCCGCAAAAGCCATTCCTGCCGGCAATTGATTAAGAGGGATATCCTGTCCTGGCACGATGCTGCTGGGGCCGAAAGCGAACATCTTTGCAATTCCAATTGCGATATAAGTGCCGATCATTTTCGTGCTTTCTTGGATCAAAATTTGACCAATATCTTTAAGGAAGTTCGCGAATATTTCCCTAACCGTTGTCGTGCCCTCGATCAAGCCAGAGATGCCATTTGCTATTGAGTCACCAATTGCACTGCCAATGCTCTCGGAAATACGAACCGCCATCCCCTCGAGATCCTGAAGCTGCAGCTTGGCTTGTTCGATAAATTTCTGAAGCTGACCCATTTCGGCAGGCTGCGCCGCGCCAGCAAGACCTTTAAGTTCACCCTCGCGCTGACCAAGACCTTCAATATTCCCGCGAAGAAGACCAATTTCAGCCTTGGCAACATCTGAGCCAGGGCCGCCAAGATCAACAATCTTCTGTAGAAAATTAATTTGCTCTTCATATCGCTTGCGCTGTATCTCGGTAATTCGCTCAATCTGCACGTACTCCTTAGCAAGCGCCTCTGTCATGCCGGTACTTGTTAGCTCTTCAAGTCGATTGCGTTCTTCTATTTGCTCTAAATATGATTTTTGAATTGCTTCTGATTCGGCCAAGATCTCTTTATTGGTCTGCTGAGCCGCCATAGCAAGGCGTTGGGCAATATCCCTTCTTTCTGCTTCGACTTGTAGCAGCAGTTTTTGACGCTTAACTGCCATTTCATCGGCTGGGATTTTTTCAAACGCAAGCTGACGAATCTGCCCGCCAAGTTCCGCGATCCGCTTTTCTCCTTCAAGCCTGATTTGCAGAAGACTGTTGCCCGCAAGCTGTGCTTGTTGAATTTTGCCTTCAATGTCGAATAATTGTTTTGCTACAGCAAGTTCTGCCAGCAATTGAGGAAGTTGGCTTTCGCGCTCTTTCTTTTCTTTCGCTTTTGAAGCTCCCTTTTTATCCTGCGAAGCAAGCGTCGGGAATTTACTTGGCTTAGCGCTTCCGGGAGGCGCTGCAAAGCCTGGGCCGAAAAAGCGCGAATCAGGTGTCACCCCTACCTGCTCATAAAGAAGTCGAACTTTGTAATCGCCTTGAGCCTGCCCCAATGCACCACGAAGTCCATCGACTTTTGCCTGCGCAAATGCCGCCTCTCTACTGAGGTTGCCAAATTGCATTGAAGTATTGACAAGTTTTTCTTCTGCCGCCGCAAGCTCGGCTTGAAGTTTGAAAATTTCCCCTTGAACATCAACCAAGGGGGCCTCGTATATCTTTTTGTTAAATTCCTGCTGCGCAGTGGCTGCCTTGTAAATTGCCACCCCTGCAGCGGATACTCCAGCAGCAAGAGCAACCCATGGGATAGCGGCACTTGCTGCGGCAAGCCCGGTCATAGCAGTCGCAGCAGCACCGGCCGCTCCCTTGAGAGAGGTAAGTCCGGCTATCAAGCCAGTAATACTGAATGCGAAAGAACTTATTTTTGCAACTGCAAGAGTTGCCATAAATGCACCAACTGCGATAGCAGCAGTATCAAAGTTATTCGCAAGAGCGGAAACGAGGCTACCAATTTTTGGCAATACCGCAACCAATGTTGGCGTAATATTTGTAATAAATTCAGCAAAAGCCGATTGGAATTCAGCGCCAATAGGCTGCAATGCGGCACCCACGGCGATGCGCATATTGTTAAACGCAACAGTCAGGCGAGCGCCAGAATCCTGACTTGATGCGGCAATTTTTCCTGCCGTTCCTGCATATTCATCACCAAGCTGAACGATGAAATTCATCAATTCATTCAATCCGACTTGACCCTGCTCAAGAGCTTTCTGGAGCTCGGGTAGTGTCATCTGGTTGGCTTCGGCGAACTTGGTCACCGCGCCAGGCAAGCGCTCACCAAGCTGACCGCTCAATTCTTCAGCGCTTACCTTGCCTTTCGAGAAAACTTGCACCATTGCAGTGATGGCGCCATCAACATCCTGCGCAGATCCGCCGGTTGCTTTAATTGCAGCAGTAACATTCCTAAACACAATCTCTGCATCGCTGACCTGACCACCTGCGCCCTTGACGGCAGCAGTCAGTTTGGTCATACCCTGAACTGCTACGTCCTGAGGGACATTCAGATTCCGAGTTGCGCTTTCAGCCGCCGCAATCGCGCGATTGAATTCACCCTGACTTCCGGCCGCATCTCGCAGCGCAATCTGCATTTTCTGCAACTGGGCCGCATAATCAGCAAAACCACCAAGCTGCTGCCTGAGCATTCCAACTTGCGCACCAGCAGCAGCACCAGCGAATGCACCGCCAACACCGCCCAACGCACCACCAATTGCACCCCCCAAGAATCCTTCAGGGCCGCCAAAGATGCCTCCACTGATTGCAGCACCAGCGGCCTGGGCGGTCTGCATCCCGGTCATCCGGCGACTGCGCTGCTGTGTTGCCTGAAGCTTTCCTAATCGCGCGTCAAGTCCTTCGATCTGTCTGCTTGCATTTGCAAATTGCTTGGATGCAGGATCCACTGCGTTTCTCAGCGCATTCCATGCCGCTCGCTGCTGTTCAAGCGATGAAATGCTGTTATTCGAGGTAAGTAATACATCGCGTAAATTAACCAGCAAATTGCTGTATGACTTACTAGCGCGTGTTGCCGCTTCCGCTGATTGCCCCACTGCCGCTGCAGCCCCAGTTGCCGCTGTTGGTGGGTTGTAATAGCCAGCGCGCTCACCGATTGTCCGGGCCATTCTTCGACCGGAAACGTCAAATGTCGTTTCAACCTGACCGGTCAGTCTGCGAGCTCCACCACTAATTGCAGCTCCAGTACCGGCAGCCGTTGTCTGACCAGCAGCAGGCAATGCCAGAGGTGTTCCAGCTACACCAGCCCGAACACGTTGCCCGAGGTCCGCAAGCGCCTGCTCCTGAGCGCGCACTGCTGCGCGATTGAAATAATTTGCTCGAATCGCGGCATTTGCTGCATTCTCCTGAGCAGTGGCAGCCTGCGTTGCCATCGTGCTCACATGCCGATAACTATCGCCGAGTTTGCGAATCTGCTCTGACAGCTGAACGCTTTCACTACTGAGTTGAGCAAACTCAGCTCGCCCTTCACTTGTGGAAGTGTCAACTTCCTGCAAACGACCCTTCAAATACGAAAGCCGTTGCGCTAAATCAACAGCAGCCTGAGAAGTGCCGCGAACACGCTGCCGATACTCTTCAAGTACCGCAGCTTGTGCAGATGCCTCCCCTCGCTGCACCGACTCAAGACCTGCGATTTGCGATGCCATCGAACGACTCAATGGCGACCCAGCAGGCGCAGCCGCAAAACGTTGACGAGCTGCACCAAGCAACTCGTTAATCTTCGTCATCGACAATGCTTGAATCTGATCTCGCAGCTTTGTCAGCGAACGGATCAAATCTTGAACTTCGTCGTCAATCCCTTTGAATGACTGCTCAAGCTCAACTCGAGTCTCCTCGGCAGCGTTCCGTAATCTGTCGTAAATAATTGCGACACCTGCGCTCGCTGCAATTGCACCTGCTGTCGCTGTTGGGCCGAATGCAGTAAATGCATTGGTCACTGCATCCATTGCCTGGTCGAGACCGGCAACTTTGGCTTGAAGTGCGCCAATATTGGCGGCTGCTTCATTTAATCTTGTAATCGCTTCAGGGCTGACAAGAGACTGAAGGGCGTCACCAATAAGTGGAGTCTTGCCGAGCCCTGCTTTCAGGCCGGAAAGCGAGCCACCGGCGCCTTGAAGCATTCCGGCGATACCACCCAGCGCTCCAGCCCCTCCGCCCGCAATCGCTCCGCCAGCGCCAAGAGTCGCAATACCCTCAACAGTCCGAGCAACCTGCCCGAAAGCAGTTTTGCTTTGCTCGCCAAGACGCTTAAATAGACCAATACTTTGCTGAACGCCAACCTGCAAGGCGCTGATTGCACCCTTGGTTCCATTGATGGCATTCTTGCCAAAATCAGCAATTTCTTCTTGGCGTAATTGACGCATCTTGAACGTCAATGATTCAATATCAGCCTCAATATCGTTAAAGGCTTGAGAATTTGCGCGCGTTTGCGTCTGTAATTTTTTAAGTTGATTGATATATTTTCCGACTTCTGTTGATGTATTTTTCGCTGATGCTGCACTTTTGACCAAAGAATCGCGCTGCCTGATCAATCCTTCAGACGCGCCCTTCAATTCTTGTTCTAGACGTTTAATTTCACCATCAAGTTTTTTGTATGTGGCACCCGTAATATCTGCTTGGCTTTTAAGCTTTTGAAAAGCATCAATTTGTCCTTTAATTACAGCTTCACTATTATTCGCACTGCGCACATATTCTTTGATGCCATCTGTGGCCTTATTGATTGCACTATCAGTAATATCAATAGTACTCGTTAAGCCCTTGAACGCGCTTTTTAGGCGCGTCAGCTCCTCTAGACCCTGAATGCCAACCTTGATATCAAGAGGAGCAACCTGCTTAGCCATCCTTCTTGTTCAGTTCGCTCAGGGCTGCGGCCTCCATTACTTGAATATCTTCAAGCAGGCGCCGCTTGTCTTCCACATCATAAAGCTGGCTTACCCATTGCAGCACTTCGTATTTCAACCCGACGTACCCGCCCATCGTGACGTTCCATTGGGTTTGCATTTTTAGAAAAATTTCAAAAGACTGCCAGTTTTCTTCCCACACCTCAAAATGCTCATCCTCGCGACGCTCCTGCCTGGGTAATGCAATGCCAAAGACGGCAGCATCGTCCGCAGTTTTATCCTCTACGGTTCTGCCGCCCTTGGCCCAATAAAGCGCCGCGTCCTTTAGTTTCCCTGACGGGCACCCTCGAAGGTTTCTGTATAAGCCTTCAGCACGCCACGAATCCAGTACGGATCATCGGAAAGCTCACGCATCGCCTCAATCGAAAACGGCAGCTCCTTTCCGTCCTCGTCCTGGATGCCTTCCCAGCCCACCATGATCACCTTCAAAAGGTCTAGCTCGCCCTTCTCGCCAAGCTTTTGAAATTCTTTACGACCCACACGCTTGAATTTCGCGTCAAAGGTCACGGTGTCAAAAGTGCCGCCATCACTGGGCTCTTCGATGCTCACCGGCCAGGAGAACACTTTAACTTTTTTACGGACAAATGCCATGCGTAATGAACGCGATACTGCAACAGCATACACCCAAGAAAAAAGGGCTGCAAATGCAGCCCTCCGGGGAACCTTCACTTTCCGTCTACATCCTAATCAGGTGTAGACAAAATTGAACTCGTCGTTGCCAGCAGTTGACGGTACGCAGGTGAACGGGATGTTCAGCATGTGGATGCCGTCCTGATCGCTGTAGCTCGGATCGCCGATGTCGACTCGAGTGGACGCAAAATCAAAGATGTTGCCAGCGATCTGGCCATGCTGGAACAGCAGGTTGCCGAGCGTGCCATCGCTCAGAGCAGAAGTGAAATAATTCTTCTGCGCAATGGTCGGCGCTTCAATCACCACATTGCCAGTAACGGCACGATCTGTTAGCAGCACTTGCTTGGTGCAGTTGATTAGATCGCGATACACCAGGGTGTTGCCGATGTCGAATGACACCGACTGGAGACAGCCGCTGTACGAAAGCAGTTGGAAATCTGTGGTGTTACCCTGCTTGGCGATCACAGGCGTAGCCTGATTCGCGTAAGTAACGGCGGGAGCGGCAGTGTCGGTTGGTGTGTTGTAAACACCAGTGAAAGTGAAATCAATCGAAGGGATTTCACCCACTGCCATATTCAAAGTGAATGTGCCACGAGCACCAGTCACTTTATGCAGCACACCATCGATGTTGTAATAAATGGTGCAGCTACCAAAAGAAGCGCTGACCGGCGCATAGGTCACGCTAGTGGTAGGAACAATGGTCTCACTCATGCCGCAAGCCAGCAGAGCTTTGCCATATCGAGGAGCGGTGCCGGCAGTACCAGAACCAGCCAGCTCAACACTAAACGTGCATTCAACACGAGTATTGGCAAGAAGCTGCTCAGATGCACCCAAGTAAGGGCGCACAAGATCACGGCTTACAACATCACTCTGGAGAGGAGTAATGCTCAAATCCCTCACCAGAATGGCGTCGGCGCCGTCTGGAGTCGGATCCGTCCCGTAGGTCGATTCCGTCTCCAGAAGAATCAGCCGTTTCCGAGTTAGAAGGGGCATTGGAAGTTACCTCTGTTTGGTCAGGTGGCAGCGTTCGTGAAACAAGAGTACGAACGCCTGTCTCGGGGTCAAGGATGTACGAGCCACCTTGCCCTTGAAACTCATCCATCACTGTAAATCCGGTGGCTTATCAGACTTTAGACCGACAAACTAGCAACACTCGTTCGATATTGAATAATATAATCATTGAATATCACGCCGGCAGGCTGATCTGCGTCAATCATGTTGAATGAGACCTCGTCAGGCTGCACGTCAATTGCAAGACCTCCAAGCGTTAAATCCGCGACCATATTGGCGTGCATGCTTTCGATGACAGGATCGGCCAACTGATCAGGGATGTCGCCCCTCACGATCACGCTCACCCTGACGCGCATCCGCCAATCGAGTGTCGGCAAACTGGTGTTCTGCGTCGGGGTATCACTAATTGGTTCAACCACAATCGCAGGTGATTCAGCGCGTTGCACCGCCGTAACTCGACTTCGATAAACACGACCACTCACCCCTGCTGTACTGCCAAGAGCAGTCGTGATCGCTGCCAGAATTTGCTCGCGCTTAGTTGCCATTGAATCCTCGCTCTGGAAGCTTGCCAAACGGCCCGGGATCCGAGCCGCCGGTCACAATTGATTTTGCTCGATAATAAATATAACAATCAGTCTTGCCCGCGACCTCCAATGCCTGCATCACCTTGACCCAGTTCTT